AGTATTCAAGAATTGCGTAATCGTAAGTTAGTGTTAATTCGATTGTTGCTGGTTCATTTGCGTTTGAGAAATCTAATTCACCAAAATTAGCTCTTGAAATGAATGCTCCCTTTAATGTCCATTGTTCAACCTTATCACCAACAGGACCTAACATATAAAAACTAATGTCCTTTTTATAGAATTCAGCATATCCATCTCTACCAGTAATTGATTCATGTGATAATCTCACCCACTCCATTACTAATTGAGCTGCTGAAGGAACTACTGGGTCATATAAAGTGATTTGTAAATCTTGCCACTCACCCTTTCCTTTTAACTTTCTATAAACGTTTATATGGTCTATTTTTACAGTTTCAAATTGAATTTCTGGTCTATTTGCTGCTTTAACCATATAAGCTGGGATACCCACACTTGTCATTTCCATGTAGTAGCGGTTTTTCATCTTCGGTTCGAAGGTATCCGCTATCATTTGGGTATAATTTAATATATTATCTGCCATTTTTGTTCCGTTTTATTTTATATTAATAAATATCTACTTTGTTTATTTTCGTATTATGCTGAGAAAGATGCTCCAGTTGGTAAGATGTTGAAATCAATTACTATGAATTCAGCGGTCTTAGTTGGTTGAAGGAATATTGCTCCAGCTAATATGTTTCTATCAATTACATCCGGTGTGTTATTAGATTCATCCATTACAACATTGAATGCGTACAAACCTTGTCTTTGTTGGATTGATTCTAAATAAGGAGTCACAGTGTTAATGAATCTTGCTCTAGTTTCAGTTGTATTTTGTTCAAATACTAAGTAACGAGAAGTAGATGCGATGAATTTCTTCATTGTGATTAACAATCTTCTAACATTGATTCTATCTAAAGCAGATGCTCTATCTTGCAATGTCTTCTGTCCGAATGCTACGATACCTTGTCCAGGGAAAGTTGCGATAGGGTTTACTTTATTTTCATAAAGGATATCTCTTTCCGCATGTGTTAATCTATTTAATACACTAACTGCCCCAGTGATACCACCTCTATTCAAACCAGCCGGTGCGAACCACTCTGCTGATAATCTATCACTACTAGCGAATACCGCTGGTAATAATGTAGAAGGAGGTACAGTTGTAAGTTTGTTAGTATTACTATCTATTGTTTTAACCCAAGGATAATAACAAGCTGCGTAGTTTGAATCAACTGCTTGTGCTTGCTCCGTTGCTGTTGTAATTGAAGCGTTATAATCAGTAAAGTCAGCGATATAGAAACAATCTTGTCTATCTTCAACCATATCAATCATTTTAGTAACGATTGCAGGATGTAATTCTCTATTAATACCAGGCATTGCTACTAAATTGATATCGTATTCATCAGGATTAGATAAAGCGTTAATTGCTTTTGAATATCCTAAAGAACCAGATGCTGTTGATTTAGAACAGTTTAAACCTTGTGTATTACCCGGTCCCCACTCATCATCACCAGCTAATGCTATTTTCACAGTTGGAGATACACCATCAAAACCACCTTGGAAACCTAAAATGAATTGTCTCTTAACCATATCAGCTCCAGCAGAACCGGTCATAACATAACTCAATTGAGAATCAAATGAGAATGCTGTATTTGCGCCAACAGTTGCTCCATCAGGAATTGGATTTAAATAAATTGCGTTATCACCAGCTATTCCAGCAGTATCAAAATCCATACCACTATAATATACAGTAGATGTTGTTGTATTATTTGCTGAACCAGTTTGGTAAACTACAGTTGGTACATATGATGCTTCCGTTGAGTTATTAGTTGCTATTGGGTTAATATAAGCTGCATGTCCAAATGGTGCTGCTGAAATTGGGAATGAACCTGGTTCAGATACTTCAACTCTAAAGTGAATTGATTTATTTGAATAGTCACCATTTTCAGTAATCTTACCATTATCATCGATTGTGAAACTTCTATCACCAATCACTCTAGCAATATATCTAGGAGATGATGGGTCTAAGTTTACATTACCAAATGATTCAATTATACTAGCTCTCTTATCACTATCACCATAAGTTCTAAGTGTTACAGAGAATGTTGAGTAATCAGTTGAACCATCTTCACCAGCTGCCTTAACATTAGAAATACCAATTTTGTATTTAGTATTATATGGAGTACCATGTCCTAATGTATGGAAACGGAAAAGTTGATATCTATCTCCACTAATTGTTTGAGATACAACCCAAGGAGTATGTGCTTCTTTAACATCATATTCAAAGTTTTGGTCAGGTAAATAAACTGCACTTATTACAGCTTTGTTACCAATGGCATCAGATGAACCAGTAAATGAATTTGCTATATTTTCGAAGAATGTGTATGCGTATGCTGCTTTAGCACCAAATGGAGATTCACCAAATACATCAGCCACATCGTTAGTTGCTGTTGCTAAAATTGATGCAGATATCGAAGTCCATGCATTTGTTGCTGATAGAGTACTACCTACCGTAAATCCTCCAGCAATTGTTTGGCTACTTGTTACAAAAGTAGTTGTAGGAGCAAATCCCACATCTTTAAGTCCTAATGCAGTTGAGTGTAAAGTAGAAATTAATTTAGGAGTACTTCCATTAGTAGAACCAGATACTAAAATACCTAAAGGTTTTACTTGTCTATATCCATTAATTCCACCAACTCTTACAATAGTTGCTGAACCAGCTTCTCTTAAGTAGTTTTGTACTGCATATTCAGTATAATATGTTCCATCAGGTGTTCCAAAAATTTGTTGGAATTCTGATTGACTTCTTACAATGGTTGGAATGAATGCAGGTCCTTGCTTAAAAGGTCCTACGAATGCTGCTCCAATTTGTCCAACTCCTTGCGCTAAGAAGGATAGGTCATTTTCTCTTGTAAATACACCAGGTGATACGATTCTTTCTGCCATTTTATTTCTCCGATTATATTGTTTTTAAATGCTAATATTGAGTATATACAATATTACCTATATAAATATAAAGAAAATGTCCAAAACACAAATTTGTTTATAAATAAGTGCTTTGGACATTATACAATAAAGTTATTTAAATATTATTAAGAATCCGTTGGTGCAATATCTCTTGGAGTTGGTGTAGCACTACCAGATGTTGGTGACCAAGGTAAATCGATTTCAGATACATCAATTCTAGCGTATTTCACATAATCAATTTGCTTTTGTATTTGTTGATTTATATGATTCATATAGTTTGATGGAGTTGAACCACTTACATGATTCTTTATCCAACCCAATACTAATTCTTCTGTCAAATCTCTATAATCAACAAACCCATCACCATTTAAATCTTGATGTGAAAATGGAGTTGCTCCATTGAATATACCACTATTACCATCTTCATCGGTACCTGTTAATCTCCATGTAGTACCAACAATTACATCAGATAAATCTTCTGTGTTTTGTTTTTTAAGTCCTATTAATTTCCAATCGTATGTTAATCCCATAATTTTGTTGTTTATATGTTATAAATATATCTTTTTAAATTTCAACCGAACCACTATAATATGGTGTGGTTAAAAGGTGTCTATATGCTTGCTCAATATGATTTAGTTCCGATGGTACTTCTAAAAAGAAAACAGAACGATGGTCCATTCCTTCAGTACCAATTGATACACCATGTTTATTATCTGATGGATTTCTTCCAATAAATCCTATTGGATTTGCATCGTTATCTCTAGCAGTTTTATCTTTCCAGACTGTTACTGCTATTTCAGCAGTATATCCAGCTTTCCAATAAACAGCTGTACTTTCGTCACGAAATCCCATTGTCAACCCATCCGGTCTTGTTGGGTCAATTGGTGCTGGTGCATCAGCTACTTTCTTTTCTATTTTTACATTTGTAACAACATGATATGCGTTTGGAACAACCAAACCAGTACCAGGTAATTCATAATCTCTAATTAGTGCCATATTATTATCCTTTAATATTAAGTATTAAATTATTTAAAATTTCTTTCAATTCTGCAATTTCTTCTGATTGCTTATTAATAGTTTGTTGTTGTTCTTTTATAGCTTCAATAAACAATCCAGCTAAATTACCATAAGATACACCATACTCATCATTAACATCACAATAAGTTACTGCTTGAGGTACAATAGGTTCTAACTCCTGTGCAATTACTCCAATTTGTTGTACTTTTTTCTCATCATTAATTCTATTATAGAATACACCTCTAATACTCATTACTTTATCAAGTGCATTATCAATAGTTATAATGTTTTCTTTTGCACGTCTATCAGAATAAGCCACAATGTTTTCAGTAGCGTAAATACCTCTATTAACATACATACCATATGAAGGTGATGTTGCAGAAGTTCCTACACCCACACAGTTATATGGCCAATAATGGTAGAACATCCAGCGGCCTGCTTGATAGTAAATACCTCCATTTCCGCCACCGTCCCACATTAGAACCGGCGTATATGTCCAGTCAAATAAAATACCTTGATATCCATTTTTCTGTCCATTAACTCTCCAAGTACCATATGTTGAATCATTTGGATAAAAGTGTGCACCATTTTGGTCTGTATAGAATCCAGTACCTGCTCCAGTGTACATCCACTTATACTTAAATGAGTAGTTTGATGGTCCACATAATTGGAAAGCCATATCACTCATATCATAATCGGTGTAAACTCTAGTACCTTCGTATGAAGGTCCGTTAGCACCCAATTTAATACCTGTGTGGTATGCTATTCTTAAGTCAGGATAAGGATATCCCCATCCACCACCTTCTTGGAATATATTATATGCATTTGTACCTTGTCCAGAGTTACCACCTAC